GGGTCCTTGCCGAGGATCTCCACGCCCGAGCGCGGCAGGCGTTGCTTCGCTGCCTCGTCGGTGATCTGGTACACCTTCTGGATGTCGCCGTCCTTGACCGCGGTAGCGAGCTCGATGCCGTAGTTCTTCCAGAAGCGCTGCGCCGCAGCGTCGCTCTTGGTCCCCGGGGCAAGCGGCCGAGCCGGGACTTCGAGCCGCTCGCCCGGGGTGAAGGTGCCGCCCCGGTCCTCGACCATCTTGCGCAGCCGGGCCGGAACCGACTGTTGGCTGAGGGCCTCGTTCATCTTGTCCAAGGTGTCGGCCAGTTCGCCCTCGACCACGCGGCCGTGCGGCGACGCCGACTCGGCCAGGTTGCGGAACGCTCGCCGCGACCCGGCGTCGCGGGCCAGCGCGTCGCTGTAGGTCTGGAAGATGGTGTCGAGGTTCGTCTCGTAGAACTTGCCCTCGAACTCGGGGAAGACCTTGGCCAACCCCTCGTTCAGGTCGTCGATCGTGTTCCCGTTGAGCCGCAGGGTGCGGTCGCCGAGCGGGATCTCCTTGGTCGTCTGACCGGGTTCGAGCCGCAGCTTGCGTGCCCGATCGACGAAGCCACTCGTATGCAGCATGTCCCGGGTCTTGAAGTCGGTGGCTGCCTTGTAGGCCACGGCGCGCGGGTCTTCGGGGTGCTCCTTCAACCACTTGGCCCACTCCTTCGACTGGATGTGGGGCAGGTACTGGTTCTTGTTGATGGATGAGAAGTCCTCGAACGACTTGCCCGTGATCTTCTCGTGGATCTCGGCCAGCTTGATCATGAGGTCGTTGACCTCGTTGGCGTCGGGCGACGCTTCGGCGGCGACACGCATGGCGTCGCGCTCGCCCTCGCTCATCTTGCTGAACCGGTTCTTCCACTCGCGGTTGACCGCCGAGGCACCGCGCTGGGTCATCTCCCCCGAGCCGAGCCGCACGTCGTTGGCGACGCGGATGTAGTCCGAGTACAGCTGGTACATCTCCGGCGTCGTCGACTTCGAGCGCAGCGCCTTGCGTGCCTCGGCCACCGTCTCGGGCGTGCGCAGGTTGCGCATCGTCTCGGGGAGGAACTCACCGATCTTCTCGGTGCCAGCGCGCAGGCCGCTGCCGACCATGCCCGCACCCTCGACCAGCTTGCCCGTGCCAGGGATGCGCACGTCGGTACCCGCGATGCGCAGGCCACGCGGTGCCATCTCGATCGCCTCGCGCGCCTCGGCGCTCATCCGCCCGAAGCCGCGGCTGATGCCCTTGGCGAACTCGTCCTTGAACTGCACGAGCTCGGGGCTGCGGCCCAGCAGTTCGGAGATGAACGTCGAGCGCTGGGCCACCGTCGACGGGGCGTGCACCACCTTGGCGCTGTTCTTCAACGCCTGCTCGGCCGCTGCCTGACGACCGGTGGCAGTGGACAGATCGGCCGCAGCCCGGTCGCTCAGCTTGGCCAGGTTGTCCGACAGCCAGGTGTTGCCGCTCTGCGACAGGGCCTTGGCGTACTGCTCGGCCACGTTGTCGAAGGTCTTGGCTGCCGTCTCGGTACCGCGGGCAGCGAGCCCGAGCTCAGCCCCAGCCTCGGCACCCTTGGCGACCACGCGCTCGCCACCAGCGATGAACGTCAGCGGGTCGTGCCCGACGTCCAGCGCCAGGTTGCGCAGGCCGGTCATGCCGGGGACGGGGATGTCCTGGTAGATCGCCGCGCTGCCGTAGGTCGAGCGCGGTGCGATCTTGTTGAAGAACGACCGCTTGTCCTTGTCGATCTTCTCCACGTCCTGCCCGAAGAACGGGTTGACCAGCGGCACCACCGCGTCCCCGGCCTCGGTGAGGGCGTTGACGATCCCGTTCTTCTCCCACGAGTCCGGGGTGGCGTAGGACACCGGGTCCTGCAGGAACCGCCGCGCCGGGCCCGGCAGGTGACGGGTCGCCTGCTCCAGCCCGAAGGTGATCAGCTTGCCCGGAACGGTCAGCGGGCTGAGGACGTTGGCCGTGAAGCCGAGCGCGTCCTGCCACCACGGCAGGTCCGGCGGGTGGTCCTTGGCCTGCTGCTGCTGACGCTTGGCGAGTTCGGCTGGCGACGCCATGAACTGTGCGTCGATGGCGTCGAACTTCGGAGCAGCGGGCTTGCCACCGCTCTGCTTGGCAGGCGTGGTCCGCTTGTTCGGAGCGACCGGGCGAGCCACCGGGGCGCGCACCGTGGGGCTGTACAGCTGCACGCCACGCGGAGACGGCGACGCCGCGTTGACGATCCCCCCGAGCGTGGTCATGTCAGGTCCCGAGCAGGTTGCGCAGCGTCTGGCTACGAGCCGCCAGCTGATCGTTCAGCGGCGTGCGGCCCTGCTGCGACAGCGTGCGCATCGCCACCTTCAACTTCAAGCGATCGAGGTACGAGGAGTCGTTGGCCAACGACTGGCCGTAGGTCGCGTACGCCTGCTGCGCGGCCGAGGACGCCTTCTGCTTGGTGCTGCCCGCGGTGCGGATGTCCTCGGGCGCGAGCTCACGGGTCTGTACCTTCGGAGAGAAGTCGATGCTGCCGACCAGTTGGTTGCCCCTCGTTCCCACCGTGCCCTGAGCGCTGATCTTCGGGATGTTCTCGTTGGTCGCCAGCACGATCGTGCCGTCGGGGTTGACCCTGACCTTGGGCCGCGGCTTGGTCGTCGTGGCTACTCCCTGAGGAGGAGCCACAGCGCTGACCTGCGGAGCGCTCGGCGCGTACGGCACGTCGCCGGTACGCGTGCCCCGCGGCGTGAGGATGTCCGCCGCCGCGCCCTTGCCCTGAGCGTTGATCAGCGCGCCGTTCTTGTCCGCCCACATGATCGGGTTGCCCTGCGGGTCCATCGACACGACGCGCATCCCCGTCGTCGGGTCAGCCGCAGCCGTGGCGGGGGCGGGCTGGGCACGCAGCCAGTCAGGCATCCCTGGCATCTGTGCGGGCGTACCGACCATCGGCTTGGAGGGCGGGGTGTAGGTGTCGTTCCACGCCTTGACCAACGCCTCCTGATCGCGGCCCGCCTGCTTCTCCTTGTCCTGCGCATCCCACGCCGTCTTCTGCAGGGCGAGAGCACGGTCCTCGTAGTCCTTGAAGCGGGCCTCGCCCTCGCCGGGGGCGTAGCCGTTCATCGCCTGCTCGTACTGGTCGAGCGTCGCCGGGTCGTCGTACTTCACCGTCGGGTACGCCAGGCCCAGCTTGTCGGCCGCCTCCATCTGCTCGGTCTTCTTGTCCTCGTAGCCCTGGTACCACTGGCCCGTCTTCGGGTCCTGCCACGCGTTCTGCTGCATCGCTCGGTCCTTGGCCACGCCCTTGAACAGGTCGTCAGCGAAGCTCTGCAGATCCTTGATGTTGTAGAGCGTGGCGAAGCCGCGGTCTGTCTTGATGTCCGGCGCGGCGGTGCCCGGCACCTGGTCCCCGAAGTCCGCGCTGGCGGGCAGCGAGGCGAGGAACTCCGGCGACGCCGGGCTGACGCCACCCGTCTCGTCGGTGCCCTGCACCAGCTTCTTCAACTTGGTGATCGCCATCGCGGGCGTGTCGCCGTTGGCGATGCGCGTCGCCAGGTAGGTCTGCCAGTCATCCCCGCCCGAGTTGGCGTACGTGTCGATGATCGCCTGCCCGCCGAACTGCACCGGGCTGCCGACCCCGACGCGCGTCGGACGCCACGCGCTCGGGTCCGTGGCCTGGCCGCCCGCCATCCACGACAGGATGTTGTTGCCCAGGCCGCCGGTGCCGTACAGATCCTGGGCGTAGTTCAGCCGCTTCGCCTGGGTCTCGACGTTGTACGGGTTCGGTGTGCCCTTCGAGTTCGTCGACAGGGGGACACCGCCCAGCATCCCCGGCACGTCGAAGGCGAAGTCGGTGATCTCGGGCGCGAACGCACCCTGGGTCGAGGGCATGTTGGAGCTCGCGTCCATCATCCCCATCGCCCGCATCACCTGTTGCTGGGTCCCTGCGTCCTGACGCTGCAGCCAGCCAACGAACTGCGGGCTGCCGGGATCAGGCATGTCGTCGAGTGCCACGTGTCCTCCTATGCCAAGCCGAGTGCCTGCAGGTCAGGCAGCGACAACGTGCCGCCCTGGCTGATCAGGCTGGGCAGCAGCGAGGCCAGGGCCGAGAGGACCTGCTGGTTGTACGACGACTTCGCGTTGACGTTCGCATCCCCCACTTCGTTCTGTCGCTGCCAGTTGGCCAGGGCCTCCTGCTGCGCCAGCTGCGCGCGCTGCTGCGCGTTGAGCAGAGATCTGTCGTCGGCTCGCTGCTGCCAAGCCTGCTTCGCTGCGCCTTCCTGCAGACCGATACCGGTGTTGCCCTGCAGGCGAGCCATGTCCAAGGCGCGCTGTGTCGTGCCACGGTCAGCCTGGATGGCCGACAGACGGTTGCCCTGCATCTGGTTCTCGTTGGTCCCGAGGATCGACAGCAGGTTGCCGAACGCCTGGTCCGCGCTCTGGCCTTGCTGGTACGTCTCGTTGCCCATCTGCGGGCTCTGCCCCTGCGACGACAGCAGCCGCTGCATCCCGGCCTGCGTGGTCCCCGGCGTGGTCTGCCCGGTCGCGTAGGTGGCGTTGTCGTAGGGGTTCTTGTAGTTCGACTGGAGGTAGTTCTGGTAGGCGTCGTAGGCCCCCGTGGCCGCCGCGCTGTCCGAGGCGTACGCCTGGCCGAGCGAGTCACGCAGACCCGAGTACATCGAGTTGTCGAACGGCGTGAGGTTCACGTCCTGCCAGTCGGGCAGGTCGAGGTTCGTCGCCGTCTGCTGACCGGGGACGCCGCCCTTGAGCAGGCTGGCGTACCAGTCCAGCTGCGCCTGAGTCATCTGCGGTGGAGCGACTGCGCCACCACCACCGCCACCGCCGCCGCCGCCCCCACGACTGCCACCGCCGCCAGTGCCGGACTTCTTGAGGGTCGGCGTCTTGGCTCCGGTGCCCGCGCCGGTGAGGCTCCCGGCGTAGTTGTAGAGCTCGTTCCACTGCGAGCCCGTCAGCGCGCCCGAGTCGTAGCCGAGGTTCGTCGGGCTGAGCGCCCCGGTGTACGCCTTGTACTGCGGGGTGCCTTGACCCCACACCGCCTGGCCGACCGGCGTGGTCGCCGGGTTGAGGGGCTTGCCTGTGGGGTCGGTCTTGCCGCCCCAGCCTGTTCCGCTCATACAGCGCTCCCGAAGTAGGGCCGCAACATCTGGATGCCGAGCGCGGCGTTGGCGATCTCCTGCTGCTTCTGGAGCTCCAGCTGAGCCAGGGAGTTCTGGTAGTCAGCGGTGTTCTGCAGGCTGGAGAGATCGTATTGCTGGAGGTTCTGCGTCAGGTCTTGCTGCGCTCGCCCGTAGTCGCGGGTGTAGTCCCCGAGGTAGTTGCCCATCGCCCGCTTCTGCACGCCCGAGTTGACGCCCGCCCCGGCCAGGCCGCGCTGGTTGTACGTGGCGTAGGCGTTGGGCAGCTGCCGGTTGAACGACCGGCTCATATCTCCGAGGCTGCGCTCGCCGCGCTGCTGCGACAGGAAGCGACCGTACGCGTTGGTCGCCTGGCTACCCGTGTACTGGTAGCCCAGCGTGTCCGCAGCGCGCTGGTAGGCACCCGTGTCGGGGACCCCGTAGCTGCTCAGGTAGCCGTTGTCTGCCATCTCACGCCGCCCGGACGATGAAGATGATCCCGACGTAGGGCGGCATGTTGGCGTTGGTCGCCACCTGACCGGTCTGACCCGAGCCACCGTTGAAGGTCGGCGGCTGGAACCAGTGGTTGTGCGGGTTGTTGCGATCCATCCAGCCCGTGTTCAGGTTGAAGTTGTGGAGGTGGTCGGTCACGGTGTGGGAGTGATTGCCAGCGTCGCTGGTAGCCGGGAGGAAGCCGTACGCCTGCCCACCCTGTTGCAGGTCGGCGGGATCAGCCCCGAGTCCAGAGACGAGGAAGCCCCGCGAGCTCCCCAGCGGCACGACGTGGTTGTGCTGCCCGGCCTCCGACGTCCACAGGGGCCGGTCCGATGCACCGGTTTGTCCGTTGGTGTTGTGCAGGTGGTTGGTGTCGGTCTGCGCCGTGTATGCCGCGCCGTGGGTGTGGTCGATCGGGTGGGTGTGAGCGACGACCACCGCATCCTTCGAGCCGCCCTGAGCGCCGACCGGGATGGAGGCCGACGCCCCGACGGGGACGCGGTCGGTCAGCGGAGGCAGGTTGAAGAACCCACCCGAGCCACCGAAGCGTGTGCCCATCACGGCGAACAGCGCCGGGTAGGTCGCGGTCTGCACTGGGCTGCCGTCGCACACCAGCCAGATGCCACCGACCGGAGCAGCGATCCCGGTGTACATGATCAAGCCACCGATCGGGATGATCGTGTCGACGTACTGCTTGGGTGCAGCATCGAGCGCGTTGATCGGGTTGCCCGCCAGGCGCAGCTGCGAGGTCATCGCCACCGTCCCGCCGCGCTCGATGATCTCGTCGTTGATGTGCTGCTCAACGCGCGCGAAGTTC